GGAGAGCTTCTGTGGCCAGATAGGATAGACGATAAAACATTAGCAAACCTTGAAAGAAGTTTAGGGAGTTATGCAGCTGCAGGCCAACTACAACAAAGGCCAATGCCCAAAGGTGGTGGGATACTTAAAGCAGAGTGGTGGGTGCCATGGGAAAAAGAAGAGCTACCAAATAACATTGAATATGTTTTACAGTCTTGGGATACTGCATTTAGTACAAAAGAGAATTCATCTTACTCCGCTAGGACAACTTGGGGTGTGTTCCGGAACAATGGCCAAGTAAATGTAATTGTAATTGATATGTGGTATGATAGAGTCAGCTATCCTGAATTAAGAAAAATAGCTCAAGAATCTTACGAAGAGTGGGAACCTGACGCAGTTTTAATAGAGAAGAAAGCATCAGGCCAATCTCTATTGCAAGACTTACGTATGGCCGGCATTCCTGTATTAGAGTATTCCCCAGACAGAGATAAGCAAGCTAGAGCACATGCAAGCTCTGCATTACTAGAAGACGGAAGAATTTACTTTCCTTTTAATAAAAAATGGGCTAAAGATTTAATAGACATCTGTGCAGCATTCCCAGCTGGAGATAATGATGACATCGTAGATACATGCACGCAAGCATGGTTAAGACTTAGAAAAGGATGGTTTGTTACTCATTCTAACGATTATGAAGAAGACGAATATCCGGAAAAAAGAAGGATGACTCTGTATGGCTAGAGAACCTGTCTCTCTGAATAGAACCAACATACCATTTATTGAGGCCTCGCCTCCGGATGATTTACAAATTGAAGATATGGCCAATGGCGATGTTTTAATAGGAGAGCCAGAGGACGAGCCTGAGCAGATAGACAATCAGTTTGACGAAAACTTAGCTGAAACATTAGACCCAGTAGAACTTAGACGCAAAGGTCAGACTCTTATTTCTTATTATGATAGGGATAGAGATGCTCGCTCTGAATGGGAAAACAGATATAAAGACGGGCTAAAAACATTAGACCCTGACGGTGGCATGGATGAATCTGAAGATGAACGTGCAACACGCGGTTTATCAACAGTTGTTCACCCAATGATAGCAGAAGCAGCATCGCAATTTAATGCAAGAGCAATCGCAGAGCTATACCCATCAGGTGGCCCAGTTAAAACTGTCATCGTCGGCGACACAGATTCAGAGCTAGAAGATCAAGCCAGACGTGTTCGTGAATTTATGAATTACCAGATTACTCAAGAGATGCCTGAGTATTTCCCAGACTTAGATCAAATGCTATTTCACTTACCTTTAGTCGGTCAGACTTTTAAAAAGGTTTGGTGGGATGCGAATATGGACAGGCAATGCTCCCAGTTCGTAAAGGCTGAAGACTTTGTTGTGGCTCCTGAAAGTAAAGATTTACAGACCTCCCCCAGATACACGCATGTAATACAAATGCCAAGGAACGATTATAACAAATATGTTCAGTCAGGCTTTTACATGCCAACTGAATATGCATCCTCAGTAATAGACCCATCAGGCGATACCATTGGCCAGATTGAAGGTGTTAATGAGAATGATGATTCTGAAGACGACACTGTAACACTTTTAGAGATGCACGTTTACGAGATTTTTGAAGGCATTGACGATGTTGAATATGAAGAGGACGAAGTAAAAGTCGCCATACCATACGTTGTTACAATTGATTACAATAATGATAACATAGTCAGCATCCGCAGGAACTGGGACGAAGATGACGAAAGAATGGAAAGAAGAAACTGGTTCGTCAGTTATAAGTTCCTTCCTGGATTAGGATTTTATGGCTTTGGTTTGTATCATCTTATTGGCGGTCTTGGTAAAGCTGCAACCGGTTCATTAAGAGCTTTGTTAGATTCAGCGGCATTCGCCAATATGCAAGGTGGCTTTAAGTTAAGAGGAAGAGTTTCAGGCGGAGAAGTTCAGGTAAATCCTGGAGAGTTTGTAGACTTAGACGCAACAGTTGACGATGTTAATAAGGCAATTATGCCACTGCCATTTAAAGAGCCAAGTCAGTCTCTTTTCAATCTTTTAGGATTTATTGTTCAAGCTGGACAGCGATTTGCAAGTACAGCTGATTTAAATGTTGGGGATGTAAACCCGAATGCACCTGTTGGTTCCACTGTGGCTTTGATAGAGCAGGGCAGTAAAGCGTTCTCGGCCATTCACAAGAGGTTGCATTACGCTCAAGGTCAAGAGTTCAAGCTACTGGCTGAACTGAATGCAGAAAACTTGCCTGAGTCGTTTACATTTTCGTTATCTGGCAGAAGTGAAAAGATTTTCGCGGCTGACTTTAATGATCGCATTGACATCCTCCCTGTCAGTGACCCCAACATTTTCTCAAGCACCCAAAGGATAGCACAAGCACAAGCAATCTTACAGCTCGCGCAATCAGCACCTCAATTTCACGATATGTACCAAGCATATAAACGTATGTATGAAGCGATCCGCATACCAAATATTGACGAGATACTTAAAAAGCCAGATGAAGCTGTCCAGATGGACCCGATTGACGAGAATATGTCAGTTATGTACGGCAAACCTATCCGAGCATTCCCTGAGCAAGATCACAACTCGCACATAGCAGTTCACATGCAGTTCTTACAAGATCCATCATTAGGTGGCAATCCTGGAGCTGCACAAATGCAACCTATACTTATCGCTCACCTAGCAGAACACATCGCATTGCTTTACAGAGTTCGCATGGAAGCCGGCATAGGAATGGAGATGCCTCCATTACCAGACTTTAAAGACCCAGAATTTAAATTTGAAGATGTAAACCCAGAATTAGACCGGTTAATTAGCCAGAGAGCAGCTCAAGTTGTACAGGCATCGCCTCAGATGCAACCAATACCAGCATTACAGCAAGCCATGCAGCAAGGCCAACAAGGAAACCCATTACAATATGCGCAACAACTTGCCGAGCTTGAAACACAAGCACTCCAAGCTAGGACGCAAGCCCAAATCGCTGCAGACCAAGCTAAAGCACAGGCCTCAATTCAAATTAAACAAGCTCAAGCCCAACAAGATATGCAAATAAATGAGATGAAAGCCCAATCAGATTTACAAGCTAAAATAAAAACATTAGAAGCTGAACTTCAATTAGAGCGCGAGAAAAATGCAGCAGACATACAATTAGAAAGAGAAAAGAATGCGGCAGAGCTACAGATGGAGGCAATGAAGAACGATGGCATATGATATGTTAGCCTCCATAGCACCGATTAATCCTCAAGCATTTGGGCCTATTATGCAACAAGGCCAACCCCAACAGGGAGGAATGCCCCCACAAGGCGTAGAAGGTCAAGATGATATGATGATTCAATATGTATTAGACAAAATAAAAGAAATTAGAGGCGGAGAAAGTCAACGTGGCGGTGCATTAAGCGGAGTTATCGCTTCAATGGCCAAAGGCAAAGGAGCTTAAATATGTGTTTTGGTGGCAGTAAAGGTACTGGTGGGAATCAAGGTGGTAATGCTAATAAAGAAGATGGGGAAATAAGAAAGCAATTTACTAAAGAAGGCAAAACAGCCAGAGAAGCTAGAACTTATTTCAGAGATAGAGATGCAGGCAAGTTCCTTAATTCAACAAATTACAGGCAAGATGAACTGGGTAATGTTAAAATAGACACAGCTCCTAAATATTTTAAAGACCAAACAATTGCTGATGTTTTAGATCCTGATATGTATGATGCTACTAAAGTTGATACGACTATTACTTTTGGGGAAAGGGAAGAAGCCGGTTACAATAAATACAGCAAGATGGATATGTTACAGGCGCGGTCTAGATTTAATAAATATGGTCCAGACTCTAAAGCTGCTATCGCAGGAGATATAAAAACAACTCCTTTTGACATGGTAGATTATGATAAATTTGGAACTGTTCAAGGATTAGGTTCAAATAAATATATGGATGAAAGAGGCAGAGGCCAATTAGTTTTTGATCCTGGAGCTGCTATATACGGCCAACCAGCACTTACAGATAAAGGTGATTTAGATCCAAAATACGACAAAACTAGAGAAAGTTTAGTTGGCAGAGGTTTAACCAATTTTACCCAAGGCATACAAGACAACCCTCTTAGATTGATCCCAGGAATTGGCACTGCACTCAGCTTTATTGATAAATTTAAAAAAGGCAGATCAGAAGAAGAAGTTACCGGTAGCGCATTGGCTGCCATACCAGAGGCAAAAGCACCTCCAACGACTTCTAATGTGACAAATTATATTGATCGTTATGAAGATGATATGAACCCTGTTGTTCCTTATGACAAACGAGTTACGACATTTGGAGATGGTAAATCGTACACTGACACATATTTGCTTAGAAATTTGGATGCTATGGCTGGAAAGAATGTAATGGAAAGAATGATGCCTCCATCAACAACTGGTGGTGGTCTTGATCCTACAGATTTAGACATGCTGAACTTTAGAAGAAATAACCAACAATATATAGACATGGGTATTAGTGACGATGGTGGTGCAATAGGTGGTCGAGTTACAACATCAAATCAAGAGACGGGATCACCATCGTCACGATATGCATTTACCCCTTATGATGACTCTGGCTCTAATGTTAACGATGATCCTCCTGTTGACAACACAACAACTGAAAACACAACAGACCCATACGCAGATTACGCTGAAGCGGACACAGCCCCAATAACAGGCCTTGGTCAAAGCAGCTATGGAGGCAAATACTCTTATGGAGCACCTGCAGGATCAGTTCCTAATTCACCATTCTGGGCAAGGTATGGTTTTACCACCGGCACAGGATACAACCCTTCAGTTCAAGCCAGATATATTAACCCAACAACCAAAACTTACTTTATGGCACCTGCAGGATTAAACACACCGCCAGCATGGCAAATAGCATAAAAGGAAAAATACAATGGCAGAACGAATACTTTCAGCACCTCCTGGAGGAACTGGGCCTTCTCTTGAAGAATTAATCAACCAATCAGGATTCAATCCCCAGCAAATGGAAATGATGAATATGATTATGAATGATTTCCCTGATACTTGGAGCATTGACGAGCTGGCAGATATATTCTTAAGCATAGATTCCCAAGGCATTAATGCAGGCGACGAAATGTTTACAGAGCTTTATGGAAATGGATCAGC